GAACTCATCTTTTTTAGCAAATATAGAATCTATATCTAAAGTGAATACTTGTCCTATACCAACTCTTTTTCCGCTCATATCAAACTCTTTAAAGTCCATATTAACTATTTCTTCAATACTATATTCATCTAAAGATGTACCAGCTTTGAACATTTCCATAGCATAGCTTTCCATGTCAACATTAGCTATTTTACTTAACTCTTCACAAGCTAACTTGTCCATTTCAGTAGTAGTAGGTGATTTGAATAATAATGTATCTGATAATATAGCAGATAATAATAAACCAGCTATTTCGTAAGGAACTTCAACATTATTTTCTTTATACATTTGATATAAGTAACCGGAAATTTGAGAATATTGATGACGATAAGTACCATCCTCATAGAGTTTTTTAACCATCTCAATAAACTCTTTTATGTTATCCTTAGAGATGTTTTCTTCATATAGCTTTGTTAAAAGTTCCTGCAAAACAAATATCTTATCTTGAGCGTCGTGATTCATTTTTAAATACCTTTACTGTTTTGAAAATAAAAATTCTTTTTTGATTTCATCTTTGGGAATTACATAATTTCTTCCCTTTCCATTTTGGAAAATTTGCTCCCATGCCCCGCCTTGCGTGTGCGATTTCTCAACAAGGCTCCACGCATTTTGCTCTCTTAGCTCTTCTACAATCGGATTCACAAATTTGCATACTTCATCATCTAATTCCTTGCTTGGCTTGGCAATCATAACTATGCCGGAAGCTCCATATCCACAATATTTAGAATATATGCTTCTGATAACTGGACCATACTGCCATGCTTCAAAATCCTTATCAAACAGCGGTACGCCTTTTTGTGCTAAATGTTCTCCCTGAATAAAATATAATATCTTTTGCAACTGTAAGTTACTGATTGGTTTTTTATCGCTCATACATTTATATAAAATATACTGTGCTAACTTCATAACATCTATCATAAGACACCTCTCCTTTTTCGTTTTTCCTTAAAAAGGATTTACATATCACAATATTTATTATTTGTCAAGTATATCTTATTCCATTTTTGATTTTTTGTCCATATCCTTTTTTTTGGCGAATTATTAAAATCATCTAAAAATATCTCTCCAAATCACTCACAGAACAATTCTTACACAAAATAGCCCTCCCCAACGTTATGCTGGGGAGGGCTATTTCTTTTACTTTTCTTTTCTCCAATTTTTATACTTGCCGCTGGTAACTCTTCGGTCAACATATTCCTCTTCCGAATCAATCACCCAGTTTCGACCAATCTTCCTGGCAGTCTTAAATTCACCGTTGATACACTTTCTCCGCAGGTTTGCAGCATCCTTCCCGTGCTGCTGTGCATATTCGGCTAAACTGATTAGCATCCTACTTCTCATCCTTCCATTTCTTCAAAATCATGGAAATAACAACAACATCTAAAATAATTACTATAATATCCAAAATCATTTTGATTATATCCATAGTTTTTCCTCCTTCTTTTTATGTTTCTGTTGACAAAAAACAGGAAAGAGGCTATCCTTTAAAGAGAAGGGGCTTTCGCCCCCTCCCTCACTCTTTCAGGATTTTGATTAAATCAATAATCGCTTGAACGAGTTGTAGGATTGCGGTGATAAGAAGGACTTTTTCGACTGGTGCTTTCTTATCACCTTTTTTCTTTTTCCTGCTCAATTCTCCACCTCCTTTCCATGTTTCTATTATAACACTATATCGTGTATTTGTCAATGCAAAATAATACTTTTTACACAAAAAAATCACCCTCCCCAGTATCACACTGAGGAGGGCTTTTTTAGTCCTAGATAGTCATAGATTTAGTCTTTGGTTTCTGCTTCTTCCTGTTCCTGCTGCTCCTGTATTACTGCCAGCTTGTCGCGGACCGGCAGCTCCTTTAAGTCCTCCATCAGCTTGGTAACGGTGCCGTTGCCGCCCAGACGGTGGTATTCATCGTACATTTTCTGCGCTGCCTCCAGCCCATGCAGGCTGATCCAGCCGCGCTCATAATAGTGATAGTATGCGTGTACCAGCTCCGCCCGAAGCAGGGCGATAATCGCCTCCTTGATTGATTTTTGCCGCGCTTCTTCTTCCTGCTGCTTCTTCCAGAGGCGGCGGATCAGATACCCCCCGCCCGCCAGAACCCCGGAAAAAAGCACCTCCAGCCAATATCTTGCCAACCACTCCAGCAAATCTATCGCCTACTCTCTAAAATAATCCTGTACGGCTTTGCATACCGCCTTCTCTGCGCCCTCTGCTTTTGGCAGATGCAGGTGCAGCATCGGCACATTGCTTGTGTAAAACCACGGGATGTCCTTAACCTCTCTGAGCGGGATTTCCTCGGCTCCCAGCAGGATTGGGTCGATGCCGATCATCTTGAGCTGGTGCTTGTAGTAGCTCTGTGCCTGTCTGCTCTCCTCGGTGTCGCGGCGGACGTTGTGTCCCAGGCGATCGCCCAGCAGCCCCTCCACTCTGGTGATTTTGACTTTGCACTGTGCGGATTCATAGACAAACAGCACGTAGTCCGGCTCCAGCTGTGCCAGGGTGTAGTAATCCGGGTATGCCTTTGGAGCATCCAGCTCCACGACACCCTTCATGCCCTGCGCTTTCATCTCCTCCACGATTCTCTTCGCCATTGGATTGCCGTTTACACCTACTACTGCGATTTTCTTTTTGCTCCAATAAATGTTTGCCATAAAACACTCTTCCTTTCTGTTACTCATTCACAAAATTTTTGATGTTCGGATTATTTTTGATTTGCTCGCGCATCTGCACCAGTGCCTCATCCACCCAAAGGGAAAAAACGCTGAACGACACCAGGTACTTGATGGGTGGAAACGCCTCGACTGCTAAATCGTAAACGTATCGCAATTTGAGCGCACCGGTGCCGCTGCCTAAGTACTGCTCTGCCTGCGTTACTGCCCAAAGCAGCCACTCTTTGACGTTGCCCCGCATCCGCAGGTAGCCGATCAAGAGCAGCAGCAAAAGGGCACCCACCGTGCAGATGATACTCATGATTTGCTCCACAACCTTACACCTCCTTCCCTTCTAAATTGTATTCACAAAACCGCCAAAGCCCTTTTTCTTGAGGTCGTCGGCGGTTTTTTGTGCTTCTCCCTGTGTCGCAAATTTGCCGACACATACTTTTGCAAGGGCATCGTTTTTAAAAAAGACGAAATACCCCATATCATCGAGCTTGGCGTACAGGTCGGCAGCACTTTTTGCCGATGCAAACGCCCCCACCTGTACGGTGTACATCAGCTTTTTGTCTGCCTGCGGCTTGTCCACCTGCGGTTTAATCGCAATCCCCAGATAATCCAGCACACCCCACGCATACACCCGACCAAACGCCTGCTGTTTGGCTGCTGTGTTGTAATCGCGGCTATCTGTGGCATTGTCTACAAAAAAGCCCTCGCACAGCACCGCCGGCGCTTTTACCTGCCTGCACCAGCCAAAGTAGTCAGTGCCGGAACCGTTGAGCCTGGTTTTTACCCCGCGGGACTTCTGCCCGGATGCAACCACCCTTGCCTCAATGCACTGCGCCAGCTTGATGGACTTTGTCGCATAGCCGTTGGTCTGGTGGTAGACTTCGAAGCCATCTCCTCCACCTGCGTTGTTGTGGCACTCTACCGCCACATCGGGTGCAAAAGCGTTTGCTTCTTTGATTTCCTCTGTCAGCGGATCATCCTCGTCTTTCAGGCGGGAAACTCCCACTATAATGCCATGCCGCTCCAGCTCCGCTTTCAGTCCCAGCGCCATCTGAAGGTTGGCATCTGCCTCTTTGATGTACTTTAGGGCACCGGGGTCTTTGCCGCCATGCCCGACTCCGATAAACACTCGCTTTGTCATCATTTCATACCTCTCTGTTCGTTTGTTTTTTCTTCTTTTATCTGACCGTCAAATCCCTTTTTGAGCGCTCCGGCTCGGCTGTGCTGTTTGAGCAACTGATTGAGGCAGATTGCCGCCGCCGCCAGCACATACCCCTGCCCGACGCTCACCGCCGCCAGAATCACCCACTGCATCCAGCCGACCGGCTCGCAGGCAGCCACGCTCACCAGTGCCGACAGCAGCACCCCCACCAGGCACAGGATGCCCGGTATCAGGGTGTCGTCGATGCGGATGGAGCGCTTGATGATGCTCCCCAGCGCATACAGGCAAGGTACCAGCCATACCGTTTCCGGCGATATGTACTCCTTCACCAGCGCCGAGATTTCGCTTAACTCGTTCATTTACCAATCACCTCCTTTCATATAAAACTCCAAAGCAAAAGGGAAATTGCCCTAAAAAGAGCAACTTCCCTGCGTTTACCATATGTTATTTTACATACTTTCGTATCCTATGCTGCTGCCGGAGTATCTCCAATCATCTCTTTGAGCTCGGTGTACTGCTCGGTTGTGATGCGGTCAAACATCAGGAATACATCCAATTTTGCCTGCCACTGCTCTTTGTCGAGCTTGCCTGCTTTCTTCTGGCGGTTGATGGTGTTTTTTGTCATGGTGTAAATGTTCATACTTTTTTCTTCCTTTCTGTTTAAACAATGGGTTCCTGTGCCGCTTCCAGCATCAAAAGCCGGTATTCGGCATCAACTACGCTTTCTTCAAAGGTTGCCTTCAAAAGCTCGTGTTCTTCCTGCAACTTACGGTGATTTTCCTGTAGCTGCTCGTACTCCTCGCGCTTTACGATTCCCCCTTTCTGCTGCCGCTCTATTTTGAGGCTTTCGGCTTCCTCCACGGTGAGCAGCCCTCTGGCTACTGCCGTATCAAGGTGCTCATCGGTGGCATAGCCTCTGCGATAGCGCTCGATCATCTGTTCTTTTGTCATGGTTTTTCATCCTTTCTTTGTAGTCACTTTTTGGGTATATGGTTTTTATTTTGGAGTAATGGGCAGACTGTAAATTTGGTACCAAATGTGTTTCCAGCAGAACCTACCGGGTGGAGCGAAATGCAAAAATATACCACCTCAACCACCTTTACTGCACCAGAAGATGGATGGTTTAAATTTATCGGTGTGGCAAAGTCCGGCGAAGGTGGAAACAGCAACACCTGGACTGACCCAAACGGAAAACGTTGGCGAAGAGGCGGTGGTGGCGGTGGTGCCGGAGGAATTGTTGTAAGTGTATTTGCACTTACGCAAGGGCAAACCGTAACTTTGACAGTAGGCAGCTATGCCACAATCCAAGCGCAAGGGCAGACAGCAACCGCTGGCGCTGGAAGCGATGGATACGATGCAGCTACAGGAGATAGCGGTGGAAGAGGCGGAAGAGGTGGAAGTGCCAGTGGAGGAAACCTTGTCAATAAAGCGGGAGCGAGCGGCGGTACAGGTGGCTTTGAGATTGGATTGGAAGAAGGCGGATGGGCAGGCACAAACTCATACGAGGGATATAGTACTGCTGCAGGCATGGGTCTCCCATCAAAAAACTACAAGCCGAATCCCGCTTATGGCTACATCGTTGCTCTACGAGGCAACACCAACCTTACCCAAGCCCAGCTCAACGCAATGGATATTACCACCCTCATGCTGGATAACAGCCGACTTGAGCAGGAAGTCACCGGCATCATGCTAAGCCAGAGTGCCCAGTAAGATGCCGGTCTGTTCCTGCGCCAGAGCAGTAATCGCCAACGCATTGGCGGTAATATCCCTAGCATTCTGCATATCCAATGGGATGTTCGTGTTGCCGCGGAGGATGATGCAGATGGGTGCGCTGCCTCCGCTTGGCGATACTTCTCTATTCCACACGCGAACGCCGTTAGAGTTACCTTCAACTGCCACAAGCGTGCCGCCGCCACCGGTTCCTCCATAAAAAGAATACCCATCTACATTTAACTGTCCTCCTTTTCGACCGTATACTGTGGAGGTGTAACTGTAATCCATCGATTGCTCTTGAGCGCCTGATTTTACCCCTCTGATACCTTCATAGTTGTGCTTGTTGCCTCCAGAGGATTTTCCTCCATCGCCTCCGTTTTCTGCAGTTGTGCTGGCTGTTTTACCATCACCGCCTTTCGTAGCCTGCATGGATATGTCTTTGATAACGCAAGAGCAATTATATCCATCTATAGTAATTCTTACTGATTCGCCTTGCTGTAATGCGATTTCACTAACAGCGCATCCTGGGGAGCCGCCGCCCGCTCCCATATTGATTGCTGTGCTTTTCCCCCATCGCGAATCTGAACGCCCACCATTTCCGCCACGCCCGGCAATGATAATTTTGAACCATCCGTCTTCTGGCGCTATCCATTCACTTGAGTTATACAGTTTTGTGATTTCGCTCCACGAGGTCGGCTTCGGTGGAAGGACTTTCGGCACGATGTTTACCACCTGCCCGGAACTCCAGAAATATGAGCCTGCCGCATTTTTGAGGAAAACCGTTATGTACAAATTGGCACCATTCTTCTGCCCTACCTTTGTAAATTGCACGGTTTTCCCTGTCACTTTTGGGTCGATTTCGGCAGATGCAATCACCTCACCATCTGCCTCGGTGGTCGGCGTGCCGCCCTCTTTTTGGATTACCACATAGCCGGTGACAAAGCGGTTGACTGCCTCTCTGCCCTCTACCATCACTACTGGCAAATCAAAACTGCCGGTGGTCGTTCCCTTTTCGTCCGTTGCGGTCAGATTGGTAACGGCTCCCGGCTCCTTGGCGGTGAGGGTAACGCTTGCGGTTGCTCCCTCCTGCTTGTCGTTGAGCTGTCCTGCTTGGTTTACGGTAAACACCCGGTAGTGATAAGCCTGCGTGGAAAACGGCGGCAGGTCATAAAAGGTGTCATTGCTGCCCTCATAAGCCAAATCGCCATCAATGCTGGTCGCTGGCATTTCTCCTGCTTTTCGCCGCACCATGATTTTGTAGGCGTTCACATCTGCCGGGATTTTGGTTTTTACCAACACCCGATAGCCGTACTCCGGCGCGGATGCGTCCGCTGCGCTTGTCTGCGTTACCTGCTCCGGCACAATCGGCTTGAGGCTCAGGTTTGCCCTTGCCGGAGTGTCGCAGGCTGTGCCCTCCGCATTTACTGTATACACCGCCCAGTGATAATCAATCCCATAGTTGGTACCGGTGGTATCTCGCACGCTGGTTTCCTTGCCGGTGTATACCACTGTGCCATCGCTCATGCTCGCCGGTGCGCTGCCCTCTTTGCGTACTACCACAATATGGTCGCGGTACACGTCAACCGGCAGCTGGATGGTAAGCGTTGCGGCAAAGGCGTTTTTGTCGGTGGTGTCCTTTGCACTCACACTGGTAGGTGCAAGCGGCTTTTGTGCCGGGATAGTGATTTCTGCGGTGGTCGCCGACATCTGATAGTTTCCGGCGGCATTGCGTGGGAAGTAGGCAAAAATGTATTTAACTCCCGCTTTTAGTCCGTTTGTATCATCAAATGATGTAATTTTGCCGTCTGCCACCAGCACACCGTCCGTTGGTCCCACCGGCGCCACATTTTCGCCTCTCACAATTCGGGTGGCATCCCAGTCCAACGATGGGTTGATGTGGGTACCATGGATTTTGAGCTGGGTGTTGGTGCTCTGGTTGCTCAACTTAATGCTGCTCGGCTCAATCGGCAAAGGCAGCGGTGTACCGATGGTGCCCGGATTGCCCAGCAGGTTGGAGTAGTAGGTTTTTGCCTCGCCCGATTTGGAGCGGTACAAGGATACCTGTGCATACATACTGATGCCCGGAATCTCTCTGAGTGCATGGAAAATGATTTTTCCCTTGCTCTGCTCCGCTACCAGTCCGATATTTCCATCCACCATCTGAGCAATGAGGTTCGGGTCCGCCTTGATAGCCAAATCCATGTTTGCAAGCACCGTCTCAGGCGGCAACTGTGCCGTTACATCCTGGATGTAGGTCACCCCATCCGGGTCCCTGCTCCAACCGCTCTTGTTCAGATTTACTGTTGCCACCAGCAGCGGATTGTCCCAGTTCTCCCGGTCGTCCTCAGAAACATGAAGTTTCATGTCCTGAAAATGCCCCATATGAGCGGTCTGGTCCTTGTTGTGGTCGTCAAGGTCTTTAAAAGTCAAATTTACCCCATCGTAGGAAATGCTCAGATGAATGGCATCTGCATCCACTACAGAAAGCCTCATAACGATTTCCATTGGATTGGACATTCCGTTTACAACCGCCAGCTTAATCCATCCAGGAGCATTGGCATGGATGATGATATCACCGTCCTTATCGATAACGGCAATCTCGTATACCATCCAGCCGCCGACTGTAATCGGCACATTGGTTTTCGCCAAGACGGTGCTTGGGTTCGATGGGTCGAGCGTGGTAACGCACGAACCTCTCCAAACCTCATGCACCAGCTTTGTAGCGGTTCGGTCCGGGAGAACCGAAGAACCGTTTGCATCACCCAAGGCAATCTCTTTAATTTCCAGCGGAGTACCTGTTTTCAGCGCCTGCGCAATCTTTTCTCGCCCGATATTCGTGACAACCGAGTAATAAGGGCTGTCGTCCTCGGTCACAATCACACCTTGCTGAGCACGCGGTACGATTTTATCCATACTTTTTCCATCCTTTCTGCAATTATCTTGTATCAAGATGATATTGCGTAAAAACCGTTCCGCTCGGCACAACCTTTGTGCTGAGTGGATAGGTTGCAGATTTCATTTTTCTTTCCGATATTGTACAGGTGACGAGATTCTGCGTAAATGCGGATGATTTTAACGTAGCCGGGTCCGGCTGAAGCTCTGTTTCTGCCCGGACATGGATTCCAACACCAGCAGCAGTCAGAGGAGGCAAAATAAACACATCCCCTGCCGTGTAGTGGTAAGGGAAAGAAACGGTCAGGCTGGCAGGTCCTTCCTCATTTTCCAGATATTTTATCTTGTCCGCTCCCCAAATCATTTTGATTGCGGAGATAATATCTTTGTAGGTTGCATTGGAGGTATTTTCCAGAATTTTGTATTTAAGGTATTTGCGATAGCGCACATCGTCAATCACATCGAAATCCAGATTGCCTGCCTGAGCCGCTAAAAGTCCTGCATCCGCTCGGGAAAGCACCACAATATCGCCGATGTGGTCTAACTGTGCTCCCTGCGCCCGATCTACATCCAAAATCAGTTTCATCTGCTCCAAACAGGAAAAAATTTGCTCAAACTGCCTGTCCCAGCATTGGCACAAGGCTTCTATTTTGGGCTTTCCCCTGAACTGCCAAGGAAAATCTTTTATCATCGGCTTCATCTAAGTTCCACCTCAATCCGTTTTTCCTCCACCAGAATCCTCTGTCGCACATCAGCGGCAATGTTTTTGTTTTCCCCATACTCTCCACTTTCCGGCGTTTTTCCTGTATCGGTAGTCGCAAAGGTTTTCACATCGATATACCCAATGCCGGTTACACTACGGTACACATCACCCAGCAGCTCCTGAATAAACAAGGTCTTTCCCGGAAGGATTTCCTCGCATTGAGAAACAAGGCTTTCCTTCACAAGGTCGGCGTAGTTTGGCGGCAAGGCTTCTTTCCGGCTCGGCGTCAGCAATACTTTGAGCCAAGCATATACCGGCTGCGGACGGTTGAAACAAACCTCCACCGGCTGGCTGTCGTCGCTTGGCACCTCCACCTTTGTTGAGCCGTATGTCTGGATTCCTCCTGCCTTTTGCTCCAAAATCGCCCTTGCAATCTCCATATCAGAGCCGCCGGAAACTACAACCTCGATGCTGTGCGGCGGTCTGCCATACTCATCGGTCAGGTTTGTCTTGTTGTCGTAGCACCGCACTGATGTTACGCCCTGCACGCTATCGAGGATGGAGGATTCGATGGAGTTTGTCATCCTTGCGGCATGGGCGGAAATACGCTTAATGTACGATTGTCTCAGCTCTGTATCCGTTTCCCTCATCCTACCAAGCACCGGTTCAATCAGATTGGTGCAGGATAAGAACCCCGGACGGTTTGTCACAATCTGCGTGATAGAGCTGCTTGGCAACTGGTATTTACCAAACTCCTGAGATTCAAACGTAATCAGGCTGGAAACGCTTGCTGTCGTCATGTTTTCACTCAGTAGAAGAACATTGCTCTTCTGGATGTTTTTATCCTCAATCAGCAATTTCCCTTCCTGTATGGTAGCGGTATAGTTTTCCTTTGGGAGTTTATCCGCGAGCCCTTGCAGGATGTTCTGCTCCCTTGGGTCCTCGCCGCTGCTGACGCTGTACAGTTCCCCGTTGATTCCGATGGTGTAAATATCGTTCCTGCCAACGGAAATGATTTTGATGGCTGCCTTGTTGAAGGATTGACGGGTAATCGCCTTATCCTCCGAACACAAAAACAGGGTCGGTGGCTGGGTAATAGAGGAAATCAGCGTGCCGGCTGGAATGGCAGAACCATCGTCCCCGGTGCAAAGGATGCTGTAAAAAGTCTTTTGATTGGCAATTCGCCGCAATCCAGCAAACTGCACCGCATTATCAAGGCTGATTCCCTGTGCGCTGGATGGGTAGAATGAGTGGTACACCTCCTGCATCACTTCCCACAATTCCGCCAGCCGGTCCGCCTGCACTGTAAGCAGGACGTTCAAAAAGGATTCTGGATTTTCCATCGTATTGAATCCCCATGCCTTGGATAGCTCCTGATGCTCCTCTTTGTAGATAACATCCATCCTTTTGGGGATAAATCCTGTTGGTGTTACCCCGTAATTAGAGCCCATCAATCATAACCTCCTCTTCGATTGCCCCTTGCGTTGTCTGTACCCTGAAAGTAACCGTGCAGATTCGCAGACGTTTGTTAATTTGAATCCTAATATCTTCCACCCCAACCACCTCCTCCACGCTCAAAATCTGCTCGCGGAACAACTGCTCAATCACAGCCATGTTGGGGTTTTTTACAAAAACCTCGCTGACGTACGGAAGCCCTAAAAGGGAACCAAACTTCCACTCCCCCAAAAACCAGCGCAGACGTATTAAAATAGCCTGTCGGACAGAATCCGTCAGGCTAATATCTCCGCTGAGGGTAAGGTATAAATCCCCGTTTTTATCCAAAAGAAGGTCCTTCAATTGCCAGTCCTCCTTTCCTGTTATGCGCTTGGCGGACCAGATGTTCCGTCTCCGTTCGTAACATTGGTGTGTGTGTGGTTCTGCAGGCTGATTCCGGCACCAATCACATCCCCCTGTGCCGTGATTTTTCCGCTTACGGTGAGGTTTCCTATCAAATCTGCGCCACTTCCAGTGATAGTCAGGGTAGTTCCTGCATTTTTCAGTATGATTGTTCCACCCTTCATCTGCATAAGCTGGCTGTCGTTGCGCTTTATCAGCACTTCGTTGTTGGAAAACATGGCACGAGAATCCTTTTGCCGAATGATGATGGCATCCTTGCTCTGAGCCTCCTGCATCAGGGCGTTAGGTTTTCGGCATACACCCATGATAGCAATGGCATTGGTCAGGTCATGCTTTAAGTCCGGCAAATCCTCGCCCCCACTCCTCCACGCATCCAGCGCCTGCTCGGAAAAGAGGAGCAAGCACCCGTCCCCCGGTTTTACCGGGAAACAGATGCAGCTTTCCTGCGTGCTGCTTTGCTGGAAGTGTAGCGGAACTTTTGCGATTTGTGGGTAATCTACCTTCTGCCCGTCTGGGCGCTTGATTTTGCCTATCGGCTTTACAATGGCAGTACATTTGTCTGCATCGAAAGAAACAATCTCCCCGGGAATACAGGTATGTACGCCGTCCAGTGATTCGCTGATGGTTTCTTTTACCTGTTGGACAAACTCCTGCATCATGACGCTTCCACCACCTTTGCAATACAAATCCAATCCCCTGCCATGTTATCCCCTTGCATTTTCACCGATTTCACTCGGAAAATTCCACTGGCGGCTTTGCTTTGCAACTGCACCAAATCATTCACCCCAATAGCGGCATTAAGAAAATACCGTATTTCCCATCCTGCCTGCGCCTTGTTTTTGGAGCTGTTCTCCTCTGCGCTGCCAGAGTTTTTTTCTGATTGCGTCAGCTTTTTAGGGCTTCCAATCAACCCGGTTTGTGGACTGATGAGGTGAGCAACGGTCGAAATCGGCTCGTTTGGCTTCGTCACCTGAATTACTCCGTTTTGGATAGTCCATGTCAGATTGTTTGAGGCACAAACTTTGTCCAGTACATTTTTTGCAAGCCCCACATAGCTGTAGCTTTCCAGCGGTTTAAAGCTGGCACCCGGAGAAAAGGTGATAGGCAATCCCATCTGTCCGGCTGCATCCTGCAAAATCAGTTTGGAGTCGGTCGATTGCAGATAGCCTAATGTCACATAGCTGTCCCGAAGCTCTTTTCTCCCGTCCAGCACATCAATGGTTGTCTTTTGGTCCGCTCCATCATCCTCTGTCACGACATTGGTGACAGTTCCAGTGAGGACCATCGGGGTATTCCCTTTGTATCCTGCATTAAGGGTAACAATACAATCCTTCTCCTCCAGCGCCGCTTTATGAGCCGGGTTCAGGTTCCAGATTGAGATTTTCGCAGTATTCGGGCTTGCAACATCCGATTTTTCCACAGAAAACTGAATGCGCAGTTCGTTGGTTCCAAATCCGATTCCTCCTGCCTGTCCTGCCGAGAGCTGATAAGCTCGAATCCAGTTATTCAAGCAACTTCCCTCCCAGCGTCAAAAAATCTTCCTTTGGGAAAAAGATAAACTGAGCACGATTCTCCTTGAAATCATCTCGTCCAATGTTTTGCTTTGTGGATAACGCGCCAAACAGCCCTTCTGGCAGTCCATGGCAGAGGGAAAAGAAATTAAGCGGCGAATTTGGAACAATTTTGATTCCCTGCACATACGGATTCCGATTGTGGTCGAAGATTCCGAATGTCCAGTAATCCCCCGAGAAATTGTAGCTGAAGCGGATGAGGTATTCCTTCCCAGCCAGAACAACACGAGAAAAGCTGTCGTTATAATCTGGAACGGTAATTACAGTAATCATTTAACCCCTCCTGTTAAATCAGCAATGTTGCTGAGTATATTCTTTAACCCTTCTTCGTCCCCCGCCAACGCTGTACCCACCTTATAAATTATTGATGCATCCTTTTCGGACGAATTACTGGACGTGTTATTTCCAACTATGTTACTGCTTCCTGACTGAGAACCGTAAGGTGTTGTGCTTGCAGTGCCGGCGGTTGTTCCGGTGTCTCCCCCTCGCCCGTACTCTGATGGGATTGTCACGGTTTTGGAGGAGGTTGTCAACACCTCTTTAAGAGTAATTGGGATTTCCAAGGATGTTTTTGTGGATACGTCATACGGCAAAGAAAGGCTTGTTATACCCATGTTTTTGAAAACGCCTTTTGAGGATGTAACGGTAATCAACTCTCGCCTTGTGTATAGCTCCTGGAATCGAGCCGCTACCTGTTGCACCCTTGTCGGTGAAGCGCCGGAACGGAAGGTGATGGGAGTATTACTGACAATCACCGTCAGCGTCAGTGTTTTTGGCTTGAGAATCATCGTGTCCTGCACAGAAAATCCTTCCTCCACCGGGTAATCTGGAATATCAGTTTCCATTCCCAGTTCGTGATGAATCAGCGCATCACACGCAATTCCTCCTATGTTTACTGGCTGTAATCTCATGCTATCCCTCCCATCATCGTCCTGTTGCCATGGCTTTGGTTAATTCTTCGGAACTGTCACTAACAGCCTGTCCGGTCATTTCGGCACCTTTCTGCTGCATTTCCCGGTCGGAGCCGTTGAAGGTGTTGTTGATGTGGTTTTGAATTGTTATGTTGTTGGTTTTGTTGCCTGCTCCGGCAGATGCACTAGCGGTAGCGGCTTGCACCGTTCCATCCTTTGTCAGCCAGTCTGCTCCCTTCTGGAGCCATTCAAAACCACTCCCTACCATGTCGCCGACCTTGCCAACAAACTTTCCGACAGCACTGCCTTTCAGCCATTCCCACTTCTCTTTGAACCACTCAATCAAATCCCCCAGCGCACCAATCGCCGCAGAGATTCCATCTACAAATGCCCGAACCCACTCGCCAAGCCATCCAATCACCTTTTTGATAACACTTCCGGCTTTTTGGACAAAGTTCAAAACAGAGTCAATACCTTTTTGGATTTTCTCCCGGGCATCGTCTGCATCAATCCCCATCTCCTCCAAAAACTCACCGATAACGCTGGCATCGCCTCGCATAAAGTGAATCAAATCGTCGATGGCAAGGGCAATCAGCATGATAACTGCTACCAGTGCAAGCGTTTTGAGGTTTGCCATGGTAAGCAATCCGCCGAGGCTCTTGAAGAAGCCGAGAATTTTGCTGGCGTTGAGTGCAAGCCAGATGGAGCCGGCAGCCATAGCCACCAGTTTGAGCAGATTTTCCATTCCGCCTACCTTATCGGCAAGCCGGTTGAGCATCTGCACCCCTTTATCAAGCCAGCCCAGAAGTTTCGAGAAGAAGTTCATCAGGAAGTAGGAGAGTTTTTTTGTCGCTCCGTACTGGCTGTTGATTTTATCAACCCACAATCCCCACTGGTTTCGGATGTTGAGGAGAGCGTCCGAGAGGTTTAAATCCAGTTCATTGAAGGAGGCGTTGATGGTATCAGCGTTGTTTACTACCGCATTTTTCAGGGCAGCGAGGCTGATTTGCCCGTTTGTTGCCATGTCTTCAAACTGGTCTTTGGTCGCTCCAAGCTCTTTTTCCAACAGTTTTACATACTCTGGAGCATTTTCTAAAAGCTGGCTGATGGTTTCTCCATCCAGTTTACCCCGCCCGAAGGAGTTGTTGATTGCCTCCTGAAGGGATGCAACCTGCTCATTGGATTTTCCGGCAGCCTTGAACAACTTTGAGGTCAGCTCAGCATAGCCGGCAGCTTCTTCTACCGTGCCAAACAACTCTTTGTTTTCCTGCACCAGATTGCCGACAAACTTTGCCGTCTCCCCGTAGGATGTACGGCTGTCATTGGCTGCTTTCAAAATCCTTTGCTGGATTTCGCTCTGCTCCCCCATTCCTCGGGTAGCATCCCGAATCTGGTCGTTGATGCCGTTGAATTCCTCAGAAATCTGTTTAAGCTGGACCAGGGAAAAACCTAGTCCAAGAGCACCAGCAAGCTTCCTCGCTGTCCCCACGATTTCTTGATAGGTCGTTTTCACTTTTTCGGCAGCGTTCCGATGCTCTTTTGCCGACTTTACAATGTCCTTGCATTTCCCCCAAATCTTGTTGAGGATGTTGAAAAGAGATTTGTTTTCCTTTTCTCCTTTCTCTGTTTCGTTCGTATTATCCTTGTTGATTTTGAAGATTTTTACTAAAACATCCCAGAGTTTTAAATGTGCCTGAACATTTTGCTGTGTGTTCTTGTCTTCCTCTTTTTGGGTATCCGAAATTTGCTTCTGCTTTTGTTCCTGTTCTGTAAGCGTTTCACCAATCTGCTGTTGGTTTTCCAGAATTTCCGCACTTGTCTCCTGCTGATTTTTAAGCTCCTCTGAAATCTGCTGCTCAGTATCCAATACCGGTTGATTGTTCGGCTGTTCCTGCTGTTGGGGCATTGGAACTGTTCCTGATTGTGTGAGATTTTTGGGAACTTTAAGCTTTATTTCGACAACCAAGCTTTGCAAAGCTTTTTCCCATCGCTTTTTGGCTTTTTCGACAGTCTTCTCTGCTTTTTTCAAAGACTTCTCATCGAGGTCAAAACCAATTGCAATGGCAATATCCCGTATCGTCAAATTCTCACCCCCTCCTGATTTCCTCTGCCTGCATCTGCTGGATATCCATATCGCGGATATACAGCGCATAGAGTTTTAACGCCTCATCCAGTGAGTAGCAGGTTTCCAGCTCCCATTTGGATGCAAGCCCTGCTTTGATGAGGGTGTACATCCGCAGCTCTAATTCCCCGAACCTGCTTGTGTCAAGGTGGCCGTACTGTTCTGGATTCCCAGTCCCCCCTCCTCCTTCCCGAGGTTGCCAAAGAGGGCACTGATTTTCTCGAAAAAACCGCCAAAGTTCTCCTTGAGGACATAAAATGCCAAAAGGTACATATCCTGAATTTCTGCACAGAAAATTTCATCTGCCATTTCTTCGGTAAGATACTCCCCCTTGTCCCTAAGCACGATGTTTTTCGAGCAAAGCAGCTTTTTGAGTAACCTCTCAATCTTATCTCCGCTCACCATCGAAAACGCCTGTGCAATCTGCGGAGCCGCTTCCAGCACATCATCATCTAAGCTCAGCTTTTTATCTCCTCCCAGCAGGGGCGCAAGCGCACCCGCCGCCGGCAGAAGCATTCCAGTAAGCTCACCAGAAAGATTTGCTGCGGTGAAAGCTCCGAAAGGATAAATCAGGAAGTTGATTCCTCCTAGATTTACCTCTTTCCCTTCCATCCTTCTGCTGTAATTGCTCTGCATTATACGTTGCTCCTTTCAGAATCAGCCGTGTAAATCACCCACTGGCGGCTTCCGGCTTTTCTGCCAAAATCGCTGTTTGGTGTTTTTGCTACCCATGCTTCCTCGGCGGAAAAGATAACTTCTCCGCTTTTCTTTTTGATTAACAACGGGAACATCTGTAAATCCCCGTCCCTCAATCTCTGCGCAAGGTTGTTCAGGATGTGGTTTGCCTGCACACCGTACAGGTTTGTGATTGTTACCTTGGAACATGGATTCGGGTCGAGGGAAACAACAACTGCGCCATCACAGCCAGCAGTTGGAGCTGCTTCCTCTGCCATGTCCTCAATGCTCAAAAAGGCATCATCGGCATATCCAGTAAGGCGGTATGGTCCAAGCCCGATCAGGATGTCCTTGCAATTATAAATTACTCTCTCGCTCATGCTTGCCTCCTTAATACTCTAGGGTGCCGCGCACCTCTACAAAGTGGATTGCGCCTGCCAGACGGGCGGTAAACTTGCAGCCTTTCAGCTGTCTGCTTGCCCGTTCTGCTTGAGTCAGCTCTCTTGCCAACGGTACGGTTACGGTAAATCCCGGAACAGCGTTGCCGTCCTCGTCATACTCGGTCGGCGAAATGCCACCCATCTTCTGTCCGCACTTGAGTGCATAAATCATCTGGTTTTCCACCAGTGCAATGCCTCCATCCGTGTATGGGATTTTGGGATTGGTAACAAACAGATTGTAGATGCAGTTCTGCATGAAGGCTTTCAGCCACCACATAAACCGAACTGTATCAATCCATTCTCCGTTTACTGTTTTTCCTCCCTGCGTGATTGCCTTGCCGCCGTACTCGGTAAAGTAGGAGATATTCTTTTCTTGCAAAGTGCTCATCTGTGTAGCGGTAAGTTCTGCCACAGATACACCATGCAGGGATTTAAATGCCCATGTTTCACTACCCGGCTCAAAGGAAAGGCAGGAAACGGCAAACGCCACGTTCATGTACTTGTTTGCTTCTGTTTTGTTCGGGCTGTAAATTTCAAAGCTGTTCTGATAGGTGCTTGTTTTCAGGCTGCTTGCCTGCTCAACTGTGGTAAAGCAAGCCATCTTCTCGTGAGCTTCCGCCCACTTTGCAATGTCCTCATGCTTCGTTTTCTCAATCCCTGCCGGGCAAATTACAAACCACTCGGTGTTTGCCGATGCGCGGTCTAAGGTATCGCTCAACGGTTCCGGGGTTTCCAGATTCTTTACATTAGCCGCTACAAAAATCTTGGACGGGTGAGGCTGCTGGGAAAACGCAACTGCCGCCGCATCGTAAACAGCTTCGCCCTCTACCCATCCTGCTGTTTTTACCCCCTCCAGAGAGGTGTAGACTCCGATTGCCTTGTAATCGTCCAGCTTTTTGGATGCCGGTTCCGGACCAACAATCAGGATGCTTCCAAAGCCGGCGATTCCGGTTGCCGGAGCTGCAATCTGAATCTGGATATCAACAATATCGCTTAAATTAGTGCTCATTAAGCCTGTGCCTCCTTGCTATAGTTTACTTCTGCACTTTCAAACCAACCGCTTGTGTCAGCAGCTTGCTCGCTGGTGCCTCCCCCGCTCGGTGTCGGTACAGTGCTGTCCTGCCCTGCCGGTGGTGTTGTACTGGAATGTCCATACACATCTTCCACAAAACTGATGGAAAACTCCTGCATTGCCCGATACTCATATTTTGCATCGTTGAGCAAAGCGCTGACATCCACCGTGCTTCCCTCCTCCTGCAAACAAATATCGTGCTCCTCTAAAAAATCCTGCCCGGCATCTGAGCCAAGGTAGCGGATAAACCTCTGGAGGTCGCTAACAGCTGTATTTCTGGGAGGAGGTGCGCTCATTCCGGGCTTTCCGACACCTTTTCTGCCGCTAGTATACAGGTTCAGGACAACCCGCCCTGTGCAGTAATACCGCTGGGAGATTTCTGTCTCTCCCGATTCGTCTGGGTGGAGAAAATGCGAAACGTCTGTTAATTTGAGGGCAACAAAAGGATAAGGAGGTTTGACTTGGTTGGTCTCACACCATCGGACGGTTGCTCCTGCAAAATATCGCCGCACCAACTCCTCCACCTTCAGCTGCGCTTCTTCTGTTGTCACACTCTCACCCCTTCCTGCTCTCCTGCCGGCAAAACTACCCATTGGCACTCCCAGTGCCCGATTGGAGTATGCTGCCACTGGGAAGCCTGCTCACATTCGTACCATTCCCCTTGATAATACAGGCGGTCCGCTGGGGTTCCCGCCTGCTGGTTTACGGTGTGTATCTCTGATTTCCCAAAACTTTTCACCCTGCGAAGGGAGCGTTCTCCCTCTGGCAAAGCTTCCAGTTCCCGGGCGTTCAGAGATTGGATGTTGAGCCGTACCGCAATATCCCGATATGGGTGGCATCCATCCTGGTCCGCCTTTCCGTAGCGGCGGATGGTGTACTGAGAAGAAAACATCAATCATACTCCCCTTTCTCGCAAACGGTATATGAGATACTGTCCCTCATCGTTCCGGTATCAATCAGCGGATGGTCGTGCCCCTTGCGCTTGATGGTAGAGGGTGCATTCGGGACAAACTGTCCTTCGTCAATGCGTTTTTGTACCTTTTTTTGCACATCGGTTCCTATCTCCCGAAAAGCCTGCTGCGCCTTTTCGTTTCCGCGCAGCACCTTCGCCGCTTCGGATACAGCCGCTTCCCTGATTTCTTCCTCATGTACCTGTACCGTCTGCGCAAAAAATGGGCGGGCGGGTATAGTGCTTGTGCCAAGCTCATTGTATAAAGCAATATCCACAAGGTCGGTTTGAGAGGAGGTCCCGTTATGCCGTTTTCCTTTCTTCCCTCGCTTTAATCCGACACGCACCTGTTTTTCGGACAGCTTTTGCAGCTCTTTCAAAAATCGCTTTCCCTGCGCAGTCACTTTGTCATGCCCTGCCATCTCAATCCCTCCGAACCATAATGGGGATAATTGTCTGTTTTAATCGCAGGTATTCCATCCCATAGGTTGTAAGGGAGAGGGAGGATTCTGCGCCGGCAACACCTGTGTTATTGCCAAAAGAAACAGAGGTCGCACCCTCCGTATAGGACACAACCCCTGTTCTATCAGCAATATTTCCAAATGCTCCCTCCGCACCCAATCCCGCCATCTTCATCCGGTGGGCCGCAAGGTAGGCTACTGCCTGCTCGTATGCCGCGCCAAAGGCGCTCTTGCTCACCAGCGGCTGGGTCAGGTCAAGCCAGGTCTGCAAAACCGTATCCTCCAGCTCCTCAAACTCAGGGGCGATGGTGCGCAGCAGTGTCAGCAGCTCCATAACGATTCCCCCCTTATTTTTTCGCGGCTCCCCTTTTGGCTTCTGCGTTGGAAGGCTCTCCGGCTGGAATTTCTGCAGGAGATGGTTTTTCAGTTGGAACCTCCGATGGAGTTACTTTTTCATCAGATTCCGCGTTCTTCCTTGCGACTTCTACCGCCCCACGGTCTTCCAGGAAGGAAACAATAGGATTGTTTTCATAGGCTTTCGGCAGCTCACCGCTTTCGCCTGGAAGCAGCATCATACTGCCCAGGTGGATAATCTTGCCGCTTTTGTTGGTGATGATATTCATCTATGTTTCCTCCTTATACGCCTACCGCGATGATGGCGGAGAGCGGATAGTAAATCATAGCGCCGACAACTCTGGCTTCGCATGGTACTACGATTTCCAGATTCTTGTTCTGGGCTGGATGCTGATAAAATGGCATCGGGATTTCGATAGAGAGCTTTTCCACATTGTTGGTGTACAGCAGCGCAACACCCTTGCCGCCGCTCGATTTTGCATAGGGGTTGCTCTCTACTGCGGTCGCGTTTAACTCCGCGCAGGATACAATCGTAATATCCGGCATATTGTCCTGAAGATATTTTAGCGCGGAAATACCGGTGTCCGGGATTCGTTTGAGCGACAGATCCAGATAGACGTCGGAAGGAATTGCCAAAGTGTCGGGGTGTTCGGTGTTCTGGGTAACTGCGTTTACCTGCGCAATCATGCCGGCAACATCCTTGATAATCTCGTCCACCGTCTTATTTTTCCAGTCCGCTTTGCTCGATGCGCCGTTTGGCAGGGAATACAGCGGAATATCGTTGTTTTCGGACAGGATACCAACAAGGTTGTTTTCCTTGTCGCCCTTCCATGCAACCGAGTTGGTAAAGCGGTCGATAGCGTATCTTGCTGCGGAACCTTTTCTTGCATCCAGTCCCTTGCCTGCCAGTTTGGAGGCTCTCATATCCTGCACGCTATACCCATAGCTGGCACCAATGCCCTTTACCATCGCGGTTTTGGGCTGACCCTTTACATCTGCGCGCGGCAGGTCGGTTGCATAGTTGCCGATGATTTTGGCAAGTCCCGTCGGCTCGTATCCGTAGTAGGTGACGCTCTCTGCGCCCTCCGGCACCTCGTGAGTGACAGGGAACATTTTGAGGGCGGTAAGTTCCGGGAAAAGTTTATCGTAGGTTTTCACCTTTACAAAATCAAGCTCCCGCGCAAAGTAAATACTTGCGTCCTCTGCCGCGTCAAAGTTCATCTGCGGATTTCCTGCCAGACTTGCGGAAATCCCCGAGTTTTCAATCGCCTTGCGGTCCTCTGCGCTGAATGCGGTGTGCTGTGTTTTGTTCATCGTGTTTCCTCCCTATTTCTGTGCATAAAGCTCGATTGGAGCGATATTGGATAAATCCTTCTCGCCCAAAAAGCGTGCGTTAAGCTGCAAAGTGTTTGCGCTGTCTGCTGCGGTTTTGAAGCAGCCAAGACCGGCGCCGTTGATTACCAGATATACAGGGTCGCCATATTTGGGTTTTACGCCATCTACGATGCGCACCCAGATTCTGCCGGAGTGCATCACGCTGACGGTGCTCTTTGCCGCTACGGAAACATCGCCCTGTGCGTCCATTTCCCGTACATCTGCCATGATGATACCCTCGAACTTGTCGATAGTAGCACCGGTAGCGGGAAGTTTCACTGTTTTGCCGGCTGTTTTGCCCTGAACAACGCCCATACCAAATTTAAGCCCGGCAGCCTCGTTCATGCGGCTGTCCACAACATGGTCAGTCAGGTCGTACAGTCCACCCGCTACACCAGCAGGGGTAGACTGGGTGTAATTGGTCCACATGCTCATTACTTGTTACCTCCATCCATTTTTTCAATCATTCTTCTTCTGGCTTCATTCTGCCCGTCAACCGGCTTGTTGTGGGCGGAATCACCGCGGAACATCTGCTGGCGCTGATAGTCTACGCCTTTTCTTTTCCCAACGCTTTCTTTGGCAATATCAAACATTGCATTGATGTAGGCGGTATCTTTGCCATCCAAGCGGATGTTCGGGTGCACCTTTTTGATGATGGCTTTCTTTGCATCCATCGGCTTCATCGATTCGATGCCATCCAGATTGAGTTTGTCGCCTAAGCGAATCAGTTCGATTTTCTGGTTGACATAGGCATCGATGCTGTCCATATTGAGTGGATCCTCCTGATGCTCGCCTTCATCAGCATTTGCTTCAGCGTTTTCGCCCTCGCCATCAGTTTTCACTTCTTCCTCGGCGGATGCCTCGTCAAAGTCAATCTTTGCCTGAAGCTGTGCAATAAAGTCCAGCAGTTTCTGAATATCTTCATCCTGCTGTGCAATCACACCGGATGCCTCATCCATTGTTTCGCAGTCACCGGAAGCGTCCCTGCGGTCACGGCGGTCTTTTACCTCCTTCACCGGGTCAGCCTCGTCCTCATCTGTGGTCTGCTCCTCTGGATTGGTGCCCTCATCGGTGGTTGGATTACTGTTCTGCATCCGCTGTGCCTGTCTCTGTTTGTACTCCTCCACCAGTCTTGCGATTTCTTCTGGTGTGAGTCCGTCTTTTCTTGCTTTCGACATTTGGTTTCCTCCTTGTTCTTCCCCGTCAATGTTCAAACGGGCTTGCTCTCCCGCCCTTGCCTTTTCAACAAGAGCAAGGTGGTTGATTTGGATATTTCTTTGGATTGCGTCATAAGGCTGTCCGTTCCATACTCCGGGCGTTTCATCCGGCGTTTGGGTGTATCCCAGCGACAGTTCACGCAATCCATAGTCCAACGATTCTGCATCATGTATCACAATCTGGGCGCGGACATTGTCTCCATCCTGGATCCCCTCGCTCAAAATGGTGCCAATGTGCTCCTGCTGTACATTGTCCACATCAACAAGCCCCGCCTCGTGAGTGAGGATGACGGGCTTGCCTTTGTAACTCGCAAGGCTTTCGGCAGCAAAAACTTCCTCCGGCAGCCGCAGTTCCCTGCGGATAGTGCCATCTGGATTGTGATACTCAAAAATTCCCACCCTTGTCAGGATGGGATTATCAATCAAATACCCCTCTGGTGTGAAATAGGTATCACTCAGAGGGATGCTATCAAATCTTTGTTCCATCGCTACTCCTTTTTCTCATACGGCACAACAACATTTCGAGGAAATACCGGGATTGCAGTGCACCGGCACCCATAGTCCTCCCCCGGATGGCAATGCCGCCCAGTTCTCGGGTCCGAGAGCGGCGGGGAATCCCACGAGAATTTATTCCCGTTTAGCTTTCTGTGCTGATTGCGGACTTTGGAATCATTTTTTGAGGACCAGATATATTCCCGCACCCCCGCGTCTTTTTGCTGCTGCATGGTTAAGCGGGACTGCAATTTCCCGACCTGGTCCCGCGCAATAAACTTTGCTTTGCTCTGACTGACTTTGCAGGTGTGGCGGATGTGCTGCGCCATCTGCTCGGTGGTGGCTCGGTTGATGATGTCCTCCCACAGAATATCCCTGATTTGCCGGACAAGCTCCTGCGGGATAGAGGAAATCATCTGCATATTCTCCCGAAACCACTGTTCCAGCAGTTCCTTGTAGAATGTTTCGTCATAATATCCCGAAAGGATTTTTACTCCCAGCGTTCGCTCCACCGCCTTGCTCCATCCCCGATTCACAACACCTCGGATAAGGTAAGCAGCGGCTTTGATTTGTTCTTCCAAATTGGAGCCGTCTTCCTCCTGCTCCTCCTCGGTTTTCAGGTCGTTCATCATTTTGGTAAGATACAGGTCAATCAGTTGCATCAATCCAACAGCATCATCGGTGCGCATCCGCTTGTTTCGGTCTTGCTTAATTGCCTTGATAATCTTCGGCATCCAGCGTAGCACTACCTTGTTGTAGCGGCGGTACAAATTCGCAACTGCCTGCGAATATTGCCTTTCCGCAGAGATTGCATAGGGCGGCACATACTTTGATTTCAAGGTGTCGTGCCCATAGAATTTCTTCTGGATTTTCTCCTGTAAGGCAGTTCGGTACGCAAGGTCATTCACAAGTTTCACCTCTTTTCGGGCATGAAAAAAGGACGGTGCTTTTTGCATCGTCCTTGATAAAAATCTGTTCTGTTTTAATGACCAAACAGGCTGTTCGGTCCGCACCACTTGGATTCAACCTCATACGGTTTATTTTCTTCTAAACACTGTTTAATAATATCCATATAGACTTGAGCTGCACAGCGTTCTCCGATTCGGTCAAAGTCGGCATAATTGAAAGGCATAAAACGTTTCCCAAATTTTTCTCGATAGGCTTTTTTTAATTCAAGCATTTCGTCACTGCGTAAAACCTCTGAATCTACCGCTGCTACATACATTTAGATTTCTCCTCCCCATGCAGTTCTTTTATAAAGCTGGTGCAGTTTCTGTTTTAATGACCGATAATGTCATTCGGTCCGCACCACTTGGAAACCATAGTAGTCGGCTTACCTTCGCGTAGGCAGCGTTCCAGCTCTTCTGTATAAATCTGTGCTGCACATTTGTCTCCTACGCGGTCAAAATCACAGTAGTTGAACGGGATAAATGGTTTTCCAAACCTTTTTCTGTACTCAACTTTCATTTCAAACACATGATGTTCTTTTATATAAGCTGAGTCAACTGGTGCTACATACAATTTTTATTCCTCCTCACCGTGTAGTTTACGCTTAATAGAGTCGCAACAATCAAATATTTCTGGAAGATTGTCCTTTAAAAAATCTAATTTCTGATTATCTTTAAAGGCAACCAGAGAATAATAATTGGCAAAGATTTCGCGTTCCTTAACTCCCTCTTGTTTCCAAGATGAAGGAAGATGTCCATACTCAAACTCATAATCACCTTCACAGACCGCACTACAAATATCTGACAGGAAGCCTTCTTCATCATTTTCTATGCAGAATTTCTGAAACCTCTCAGGATCAGAATCTATCAGCTGCTTTGAATCACTTACCTTCTGCCGAAATTCCTCATTCTCAGCCACATTAACAAACTGATTGTCAATCCGATGTGCTAACTCATGCGTGATAACAATCGACAAATCAATATCATGGAAAGATTTCCTTGATATATCGTAATAGAAAGCGTCCTTTGACGGAGAATAGCCAAATGGTGAGCTTTCCGGTAATTTCGCCGACTTAAACTCCACTGCCTGCATCATGGTCTGCAAGTATGCCTGACACGGCGCGTCCATCTGTTGGGTAAACGTTTGGTAATCGTCTTGCAGCTTTTGCACGTCCAATCTTCCGTCTGAGGTAATATAGTTTTTGGTCGGCATACTGTCGGAGGGCAGTTTCCTGCTCTCTGTCGGCTGCGGCGCGCTTTCTCTTTGCCCGCGTTCAGAACTTCCCTCGGCTTGTTTGGGCTGACTGTTCTCCGAAGTTCCCTGTTGCTGTGACGGTTGTTCGCCTTGCTTATTTTGTTTTTCTTTTTTTCGGTTTGAGGACCTTTCCCGTTGAGATTCTTTCGGTTTTTCCTTTGATTCCGATTTGGAAGAAGAGCCTCCGCCTTCGCCCGAACCGCCGACCTTTCCGGGACGTCCCTCATGGTTAAAATTTCCGCTGCCCTCCCCGCCGTCCTCGGCGATGACGTCCTCGGCGATGACATCCTTGGCGATGACGTCCTCGGCAGCTTCTGATTTTATTATACCACCTTGCCGCCCCGGTTGTCCAGTGGGTTCCAAAGCTGGATTATCGTTTGCTCGCAGTCCTTCCAGCAGCGCCGCCCAGCCGTCGTCCTGCGCGTCCTCTGGCTGGTTGTCCAGAATATCCTCGATATTGAGGTTGCCATCCTGGGAGAGCGCCTGCCGTACCTCATCGGGCTGTATCGCCTGCATATCGATGTAGAGCTGTGCCGTTTGTGCCGCTACCTGTGCCCGCTGGGCTTTGGTAAGCTCTACGGTTGCCTTTTCCGTCTCGCTCAAGCTCCATAACGGCTTGAAGGTTGGTTTGATATTTCCCGGGTTCTCGATGCTTCCATCATAAACCCCTGCCTGCACAATCGCTTTTATCAGGGTGCGGATATTTTTCTTGAGCATCCGCTTTTGGATACCCTCCACAAAATTGTAGTAGTTTTCCAAATCGCTCTCACCGGTTGCATTTTCGCCGGCGGGGGAACGCCCAAACAGGATGGTTTGCGGGATGCAGGTAACTGCCGATAGGAGGTTGCAGGTACTTTCCAAAATTTCCTTCGCTCCGGTCATCTGGAAGGTTTTGAAATCGTAGTCCTCGCCTTCCATATCAACGGCAATCGTGTTCATTATTCCTCGGGAAGCGTCAAGAACCTGCAAACGTTTGAGTTCCATCTCATCTCCGTTCGGACCTGCCAGCATACTTTGCAGACCTCGCTGTTTGTATACCGGCTGCACGCTCTTTTCAATCATGTTGGCGGCATTGGTGTGTGTTTTTAGCGCCCGGGACAAATCCTTGTGGATGCGAATATACTCCGGCAATCCCCAGTAATAATACTGCTGTGCTGCCCCGTACTCCGGCAAACTGCCGTTTTTAAAAACTAAGCACCTGCTGCGATGCACTCGGAAAGTGCCGCCGTAGGTGCTGGATACATCGAAATATTCTGCTTTCCCAGTCCGGTAGGTATCTGGGTCCGGCTGAACGATTGCCCGTTCATATACTCGCAGTTCCTCCACTGATCGGACGTCCTGCCAGTTCACCGGCTCTTCCAGTCCGCCGCCATCGTCCAGAAGCATAACGATGATGGAGCCGCCAAACAGCCTCGCCCAGCGGATTGCCGTTACAGCCTTTTCCTCCCAGTCCAGCCGGTCAAGTGCGTCGTCTAAAAATTCCCTCAAGTCCGCATCCGAAACATTGTATTCCATGCCGTGTTTCAGTGCTTCCTCTGCCGGTCGGTCGATAATCTTGCTGAATAAACCGTTGTACTGGTACTTTTCCGCAAGGTCATAGTCGGGTATCCACACTTCCCCCGTCTGCGCTGTCTGCGACTGATACAGCCGCATAACATCAGAAAACCCGTCTGCTCTGTATTCCAATTCTTTCCCTCCCTTTTAAATCAATCCTTCCAGACTAAAGGAGGAAGAATTGTAATAGGTGTTTGCCTGCGTCTGCGCGTCCACCTGGTCATCGTTCGCCCCGTTCGGAAAAGCGGTATGCTCTTCCACAAAATCATGCACCCAGGGCGCGATAGACGGGTCGGGCAAAAATACATTGCCTGCCTCGACTACTGCGGTTACGGCATTGGCGCGCACAATCTTGCCGCCCTCCGGCTCCACCGGAATCAGACCCGGAATTTCTTTTCGCAGTACATCAATGACCGCCGTTCCGTTTGCCTTATCCTCCACGAGCTTGCGGACTGCCTGCGGCCATTTTGCAGACAGGGAACGGATCGCGTAAAGCGTTTCGGTAAAACTCATGCGTCCACGCGCCTGATCGAGCAAGTAGCGGCTGCTTCCCTTTCTCGCCCAAACCTGCCCCACCACATAGTCGGAGGACTGAGCGTCCTTGAAGGTGCAGTCCCAGGACTGCACAAAATCATAAAGACCGTCCGGCAGTACCTTGTAGTAGTTCCACCATTCTCGCTTGAAGGTGCCGCCTTCGCCCGGTGTGGGGTGCTGCTGATACAGCGCCGCCCAATCGCGGCTTCCGACCGTTGCCTTCATCTTCGCAAGAGCTTGCTCGTCATATTTCCATTTCCACAGCGCTTCTCCCTCCTGCCGCACATCATACGGCTTTGCGGGATATTCGCACACTGCCGGCAATTCCAGCACTGTCCATTGGTCCGCGCCTTCCCCTGCCGCTTTCAGCAGCTTTCCTGCCAAATCGTCCTCGTGCCATCTTGTTAAGGTCAACAAAATACACCCATCCTTTTCCAGACGGGTGTAGAGGGTTGAGGTGTACCAATCATATACTTTTTCTCGCATGGTGGCGCTGTCTGCGTCCTCGCGGTTTTTCACCGGGTCATCGATGATGATGTACTCACCGCCCATACCGGTAATACCACCACCGACACCAGAGGAGCGGTAGGTTCCTCGATGATTCACAATTTCAAAAATATCACTGTTCCTCAAAAAGCTTCCCTTTGCCGTACTACGGATATTTTTTCCAAACAAATGACTTTGAGGAAAAAGCTCCGCATACTTTTCGCTGTCAATCAGCCGCTGCACATCTCGGTTCATGCGGCTTGCAAGGTCGGCAGAATAAGAACAGGAGATAATCGAGGTGTCCGGGTTGCGCCCCAGCAAAAAGGCGGGGAACTTGCGCGATACCAACTCGCTTTTGCCATGCCGGGGAGGCATAAACACCATAAGGCGTCGGATTTCCTTGCACGCCAGCTTATCCAGATAATCGCATAGGAGACGGTGATGCCAATTCATCCGGTAATTATCATCGACATACAGCACAAAATCCCCCATCGTTCTTCTGGCAAGCTCTCGCCGCGCTTCTTCCATCAGCACTTGCCTTTGCTCTTTTGTCACCACTACCGTTCCCCTTCTATAAACTGCCGCAACTCCTCGCTGCTGATTTCCTGCAATATCCGTTCATGGGTATTTTCTTCCTTCGGCATCTGCGCTTTTTGCGCTCTCAGGATTCGCAGTTCACTCAAATATTGCCGTTTTTCCTTCTGTACTTTGGTAAGCTCCGCCTGAAGCTTCTGAATGACGTCAAAGACATCTCGCGTTCTTGTCGTTGTTTCCACTTGTTTGGAGCGGCTATCCCTTGCCCCTTCGTTTTCCACTACTCGGCGCGTTACACCGTCCAGCGACAGCCCGTTTTTCTGGTCCTGATATTTTTGAATGGATTCCATCAGCTGGCGCTCCCGACTGGTCAGGAGGATAATCTCGTCAATGATGATAGATTCCTCATCCGCAAAATCCATCCTTTGCAATCGCTCCAGTTCTTGCCGGGGTATCATATCCATCGTAGGATTTGCATACAGCCCATGCTCGTAGCGGTTTTTGTTGCCTTTTTGCCCTCCCCGTTTTCGTTTCGGCGTTTTTTCCTCAATGGTAACGTTACCTTTCGATTCTGCCGCGTTACCGATTGATTTGGTAACGTTTGGTAACGCCTGCGCTTCGTCCCATTTATCCAGATTTTTCCACTTTCTGACCTGGCTTTCCGATACGCCCAATTCCTGCGCAATCTCTTTGAGCGTGCGACTTTTTCCAGATTCCAGCCACAACTCAAACGCCTTGTCTCTGTTCGGACTTCTCGGTCTGGGCACCTCTCACCACCTCTCTGTCTGTCCCGATTGGAACCTGTATTTTAAAATTAGTGCATAAAAAATGGACTACCGTTTTGAAGTAGTCCATTTCAAAAATTATTCTGCTATCTTAGTTTGTTTGTATTGTTTTTTCAAAATCTTGTTAAGCAGGTACACCTGCCCTTTTCCGGTCACCTTTGGAGTGCGGTTGATGCTGGTGTGTCCGTCGCTGTGGGTCACACAGGTTTCCTTGATTTTAAACAGTCCCAGTTCCATCGACTTCTGGGTCGGCATATTGTAGCTGCTGCCTTTCTGCTTGATCAGGTATCCGTTTTCCCGCAGCCACTGGAACAATCTATTCGGTCCCATCTCCACGCCGTTCTGCCGCAGAATCTTTGCCAAATCTCCAATCAGAATCGTGTTTTGAGATGTACTCACCGCATCGGCAAACAGCACTTTCGGCTTGTCCTTCTCAATCTTCTGTTCCAGATGGACGGTTCTCTCCTCCAAACTGCCGATTCGACTGTTTGCCATCTTCAGCGCCCTTGCCATCACCAGTTCTGGGCTGTTCCAGTCCTTTTCCAGCTGAATGAAATACTGCCGCGCCTGTTTGCCGCGCTCGTTGCGTTGCAGCATACAGATTTCTTTTGCCATCTCAATGGTGAGCTGGGCGTCGTGCTGTATTTGCGGCATTTTCGTCCCATCGGAACGAAGGACATTTTTGTCCATCATCATATAGTCGATATTTTCCGAAAAACCGTATTCACACATTCTCGGAAACCATTTGTGGTAAGGGGTTTGAACCTCCAAAAATTCATGTAAATCTCTTGCCAATACGGTCGGTCTGTCGTTGTCATAATTGACTTGAATCAACTCATTCATATTATTTTTCTCCTTCCCTGAGCATATTTTTTAATGACTGCTCGATAGAATAGATATAATCGAATATAATGTCTGAAAATGTGCTGAAATGCTGGTAATAAAATTTCAGCCGTTCCGCACTGGGGTTCGCTTCTCCGAAGTAGTCCTGCATCAAGTCACCGGCAATCACTTTTGCTTTTTCACAGGAAATTTGTAATTCCATCAAATCAGCATCCAATATCTGTATTGCTTCTTTTCTGTCCATAATAAAAAGACCTCCTGTCAATTTTTCGTTTGACAAAGAAGCCTTACCTGATGTAAAATAGATTTCAGATAAGGGTTTCCTTGTCGGCAAAGAAACAGTCTGTAACTTTCCTACGGTGGCAGGCTGTTTCTTTTTTATTTACTGAGTTCTTCGTCAATTTTTTCGTTTAACCATTCTGTTTTACTTTTGCCTATTTCATGGAGTCTTTTTTCAAAGGACTCCATTTTTTTTCGTTCAATGACAGCACTAAATGTTTTCTGGTTTTCACGTCTTGATTTCATATACTCAGCTCTACTTTTTTCCGCGATTTAAAACACCTCCTTGCGTAACGCGTAACATAAATATATCATGTAACGCGTTATATGTCAAGAGTTTTTTCTATTTCACATCAATTTTATGCGAGCTTCACCACCAAAAAAGCTGCTCCCCAAACGGGGAACAGCTTTTGTTCTGTCGGTTTATTACAGCTCTTCTGCTTTGTAGACGGTGTATCCTTCGTAGTAGTAGCTGTGGTCGATGCCCTTCATGTAGATGTCCCGACTGTCCACCTCACCGGTCAGCGCTGCCTTGAGGATATATTTGATTTCAATATCCTTGATTGGGCTTCGCTCCATCGCCAGCAGATAGTCGTTTTTGTCCACGCGGCTCCAATCCACCACCTGGTGCAGCTCTTTTTTCAGCATCAAATCCAGCCAGATGCGTGTGCTTCTGCCGTTTCCCTCTCGGAACGGGTGTGCAATGTTCATCTCTACATATTTTTCGACGATTTCGTCAAAGGTGCTCTGCGGCATTGCTTCCACATTTTGCAAAGCAATCTCCAGATACATCACCGGTGCAAAGCGAAAGTTTCCCTTTGCAAGGTTCACCGTCCGCACCTGACCGGCAAAATCATAGATTTCCGAAAACAGGTACGCATGGATTTTGCAAAGCGCCTCCACGCTTCCCGGCTTTAAGGTATCCAGATACCCGCTCTCAAACAGCTCCATCGCTTTTTTCTTGCTGATTCGCTCTTCCTCCCTCGCCAACTCTGCCGAGTTTGTCAGATGCAGCTTGTTTTCCAGCGCCATTCTGCTCCACACTCTCCTTTTCTGATTTTCTGCTCTTATTATACCACGAAGGGAAGCTCCCCTGCAATCATCCTTTCTTTTCCCGCAGACTAGATTCCTGCGCTGTCCCCAATCAGCTCTTTAAGCTCGGTGTACTGCTCCGGTGTAATCCTGTCAAAGAGCATAAAGACATCCAGTTTCGACTGCCAGTCCGACCTGTTCAAAGCGCCGGATGCCTTCTGTCTGATAATTGTGCGTTTCATCATTTCGTAGGTTGCCATAAATCATTTCTCCTTTGTTTTACATATTGGAAGCACGCAGGCTTTCAAGCATTAAGATTCTAAAATCTGTGTCGATGATGTTTTCGTCGAGCTTTGCCTGCACCTCGGCAAGACGTTTGTGGGTTTCTGCCAGCGGGTCGAAGGGCAGGATTTCCTCCTCCTGCTGGGTTTCGGGGTCGGTGCGGTAAAAGCATCCTTCTCGGTATGTATCGCCGATTCCCGCACCCAGCCCGTCCGGGATGGTGACGGCATTGCCAAAATCAGAGGCATTGCGCGGGTCGATTTCGATGATGTTTACGATGGTGTCGTTATCAATTACTGCGTGTCGCATGATTTCCCTCCTTTATGCTCTTGCATCGCGGATGATGACGATGCCTTGGGCACCTTTACTTTTTCCACTGCTCGAACCACCTCCTCCACCTCCATAACCGCCACCTGGACCGCCTCCCCTTAGACTTCCTGCACTTGCCCCATGTGCAGCTATTACAGGGGTTCCTTCTCCGCCTGGAGCACCTCCGTATAAATCTCGACCGCCACCACCACCGGAATAAAGCGCTCCTTCTGGTTCTCCAAATTCACGGGTTGTCCTTCCTTGCCCTCTTCCTCCATAAGAGTAGCTGCTTAAGTTCTCTCCGTTTCCTCCATCACTTCCACCCCTTCCTGCAGTTCCACTAGGATTAGATGGGTCGCTTCCTCTTTCTCCCCCACCTCCACCGGAACCTCCATCTCCTCCAATGCCATTAGAGCGTGTGCTTGTTCCACCTTGTGCATACAAATTTCCATAGTAGGATGTTCCTCCACTCCCATCTTCTCCACCAGCACCAACATACACTTGTACCCTTTGATTTTTTTCTAAAATCTGTTTTTTGTGGGTCTGCGTATATCCTCCACCACCTCCACCTGCGCTGCCACTACCTCCCCCGCCGACCAAAAACACATCAATCTGCGCATCCGACAGCCACTCGAGCACACCGGAGGAAAGGAACTTAATTCGCCAGTGGTTGTTTTCATCCTTGACGAGGGTGTGATTTCCGGTATAGCTGTACTTCGGGTAGATTTCTGGGATGTAATCCTTCACAGCTGGTTCTTTGTACTTTCCGTTTTTGGCAATCGCATAGACAGCAAAATAATAATGGATGCTGTCCTGCAAATTGGATACCGTACAGCTTGTCCCTGTCCCGCTGTACACCTGTGTTCCATCGTTCGGGTTTGCCGGTGCAGAATCAATCTTCTGGATGACCCTCACCTCTTGTAAGCTCTGCTGGGTCGGATTGGTCCATGTCAGGGTGGCGTTCCCTTTGTTTCCTTCCAGCTTTAAGCCGCTGACCGGATTCGGAACATCGGAAGGCGTTGCACTTGCAATCGCGCCGGTGGCATCCAGCTGGAATTTGTTCTGGCTGTTGTATGCAAAGCCGCGGGCAAAATAGGTGTGCTCCCACTGCACACCCTCGGTATAGCTAAAGGTCGTACCAGTGCCTTTGTAGACCTGTACACCGTCAGTCACACTGTTCGGCGCGCTGCCCTCCTTGACAATCAGCACCATGCCTGCAAAGTTTTCGTCCGATGGATTTGTCCATGTAAAGACAATGCTCGGCGTTTCTCCTTCTGGTGTGCTCGCCTGCATATTACTCACCTGTGCAGGCAAAGGTCTTGGCGCTCCGCCGCCGGCAGAAGCCCAGCACCGGCGGGAGGTTTTGTCAAAGTTGATGGTCACCACCTCGCCAGCCTTCCACGCATCATTGAGCGCCGGGTCGGTGCCCTGATAGAGGTTGTAGGCGGTGTCCTCCACCATGACCACATCGCCCTCGACAAAGGCGCGTGGCATCTTCAAGGTAATGGCAAAAATTCCGGCATCCCCCACCGGGAACAACGGCGCCACCTGGAAGCTCCCGCCTGTTTCCAGCACCGTGCCGGAGTTGGAAAGGTTGGTCCAGCCCGGTGCTCGCTCTTCGAGCTTCTCAAAGTTTTCTACCAGTTTCTGCACATCCGCAGCATCGGTATAATCAGGCAAGTTAAGCCCTAAATACTTTCCCTGTCTCATACGTTCCTCCTATATTGTTTTTGAGCCCAGTTGGATATTCCCCCACGACAACTCTTTTACTGCTTCCCAATTTCTATAACCGTCCAGTACCTCTCCCCATGTCTGAAATTTGTACAGCACCTTGATGATCAGGTTTGCCGGAATCAGCTCGTACAACATCTCATACAGCGGCGCAAGGTCAGGGATTTTGGTTGTCCCTCGGTAGTAGATATAGATTACATACGGCTCGCCCTGCCGGTAAAAATCTCCCCATTTGCGCCTGGATGCGTTGTGCCAGCTTTTGTACTGCTCCTGCACCTGTTGCCATGTCAGCTCCTGTGCATCCCACCACATTTCAATCTCCACCGGCACGCCCAGATAGGTCTCCACCACCCGCCGCAGGGTATCAAGGTTGATGACACCCCTTGCCCTTAGCTTTGCAAGGCAGGCGTTGCGCCGCTCCTCCAATGTGCTGCCAATCGGCGGAGATACACCCAAAATCTGCTCCCAGCGGCTGATTCCTTCTGCATCCGCAAAGGTCACCGTTTTGTTGTCCACAATCCGCCTGATTTTGCCGTTGAGCGCATCCAGATAGGGGTTGATTATCTTTGCCATCAGCTGGATGTCCTCCATATCCTGCAAAACCTCCGGCAGGTGGCTTACATAATCGGCAGGAATTTCATAAAATTTAGCCAACCGCTTTCACCTCTTTTAGGGTAACTGTCCCCAGCTTTGCCACCTCAAACTGTCCAAAGGTTTTGCTCAGCGTCACACTGCCGCTACTGTCGTTGAGCATTACCTGTGTTGCATCCCGGATTCCCAAATCAGCATCCAGAATCGCCGCGATTGCCTTTGAGTGGTAGATGATGTCCTCTTCAAAAGGCAAACCTTCGATGTATGCTTTCAGCGCCGCTTCCACCTTCGGCTTTATCAGCTCAAACTGTGCGCTTTCCCGCAGCTTCAGTGTGGCAGAGAGATTGATCACCTTTTCCGATACTGTTTTCACCTCCGGCTTGTGCCCGATAGGGGCAATTCCGTCGCCCTCCTCTTTTACAGCATCCTTCACCCGCTTGAGCAGCTCTTCCTGTGCCGGTTTTCCCTGCTCGTCTGTGATGATGATTCCCACACGCCCGGGTCCCATCACCGGCGCACCAAAGACCGCTACCTTGCCAACGCCCTCAATCTGCATGACCTTGAGCTTATAGTCCGCTTTGTTGCCACCGTATGGCTCCGAGCGCACATACAGGTAAAAGCGTTCCCGCAAGCTCTCGTCGGTTTCATCGTCCCTTGCCGGAATCAGCGGGTCAGATGCCAACTTTGCATAGCCAAAGTTCCCTCCGATGTTGTCCACCGGCAACAGGGTATCCCGAGGCCAGTTTCCTACCACACCGTATTGCTCGCACTCTGCCTTGTACTGCCCGATGTCGATGCGCTCGATCAGCCGGAAGGTCACCTCATCAATGGCA